ACTGGTTAATGTCAGTAGGGGTAAGCAACATACCCAATGAGTCTATGACAAATAAGACTTTAGGACGCTCTGCCATTTCTTTGTACTCTTTCATGAACTCGTGAATGGTTTTAGCCACGTCATCGATCATTGCCATGTTGAGTTTAAGAAGTTTGTCTTCGCTTGTATCCACACCGAGTGCGTGTAACCATTTTTCATCAAGCGCATTTTCTGTATCAATCAAGATAACATAAATGCCTTGTGCTTGTGCGTTGCGTACTAGATTACCTGAACAGATAAAGCTCTTACCTGCGCCGGACTCTCCAGCAAATACAGTAACCTTGCCCAAAGGAATACCTTTGTTAAAATCACCGCTAATTAGGTAGTTAAGCGTATAATTGCCTGTGCTAACCCAATCTGTAGGATCATTAAATCCTACACCTAGACCATCGATACTTTTAGTCAAGGTCTTTCTAAATTTTGAAAGATCGAATGCTTTCGTTGCCATATTGTTTTTCTCCTAATAGATAACCTGGGCGTACAACTAGGTTGCAGAGGCCCAAGCCGTTTTTACTTCTGACGATTGCGAATCATTGCCAAGATGTCTGCGGCACGACTGTCGCCGCCACTGTCACTCGGTGTTTCTGCTTTTGGAGCAGCCACTGGAGCAGCCGCACGTGGAGCAGGTTCGTCATCTGCATCGTCCGCTACTGGGGCAGATGCTTTAGGAGTAGATGTCTTTTGTGGATCACCTGTGTTCTGGCTCATGCCAGCTGGTTTGAAATATTGTCCCCAACGTTCCATGTCATATGGCTCGCCGTCAACTGATGCTTCAAACATTTCCTTCATTACTTTAAGCTCAATTTCACTTGGCTTTTTAGGTAGGAAGTCTGACAAGTTAAACAAGCCGTGCTCTTTAATAGCCTCTTGTTCTTGTTCATTCAACGGACGTGATCGACGTGACCAAGTACTAGTTGAATAGTCAGCATAACCACCTTTGCTACCTTTCTTCATACGATAGTCAATGCCGTTTGTGAAGTCAGTTGGCAAATCTTCCAATTCTGGATCGACCAAGGCCGCACGGATTGATGTAAAGATTTGAGGTCCAATGATAAATCTACGGATTGGATTTGTTGCTTTTTCTTTTTCATTCAAACCATCTTCAGTTACAAATCCTTGGAAAATGTAACTACGTTTCTTCCAATACTTACGACCCATATCTTCAAGTGCAGGGTCTTTAAACCAGCCGCGAACTTCTGATAGGATTGGGCAAGTGTCGCCATACATTTCAACGCATGGTACTTGTACGATAGTTGGTTTGCTTTCTGATTCACCCTTGATGCCGGCGAATGGTAATTTAATCATTGCACGTTCAACCCAGAAAAATGTGTTGTCAGTGTTACCATCGGGTAAGAATCGCAGAACGGATTCATCGCCTTCTTTTAAGTTCCAGAACGGATAAATTGAATTATCACCGCCTGTACGTTCTCCTGAACCTTTTGATTCAGATGCCTTAAGTTTTGCTCTAATTTCAGCCAAAGTTGCCATAGTAGTTCTCCTTTATATAAGCCTTTGTTTACTTCATTTGCCTTGTTTTACTTTACGGATCTACCTTAAAGTAAAAAGCGCATACATGTATTGTATACGCTTTTATTTAGTAAAGCAAGAGAAATCTTGCTTTAAATGTGAGTATTTTACTCAATTATCTATAATGTACCAAACTAACAATTCGCTGTACTTCATCGTATCCAGTATTTTCTTTAACTGCTTTTGGTTGGTTAGCTAACATACCAGTATAAAATGCTCGATCAGAGGCACCAAGTTTTGGATCTTTTAATGCTTCACGGGCCGCGGCAATTTCATCTGTAGTATACGTTGCATTCTTTCCTACACCACCTGGATTACCTGCCGGTGGTGCTACTGTTGGGATTGCCTGGGTCGCGCCTTTTACAGTACCTAATGCGGGATTAGCGGCAGTTGCGGCTGGTTGCCCGACTGGTGCTACATTTGCAGACATAGCACCTTGAGCTGGTTTTATACCTTTGGCAATTCTATCTAATGTATCACCCGGCTTAACAATATAATCTGGTTGACCGTTGGGCATCTTAAGTGTTTGTCCAACTTGTATTCGATTAACATCTATAATCGCTGGATTTAATTTTTGGATTTCTTGGGCGCCTATGCTACCTTTGTACGGGGCTTTAGCGGGTGCTGGTGCTGGTGCCGCTACTGGTGCCGCTACTTTTGGTGCTGGTACTGGAATTGCGGCGGCTGTAGTTAACCCGGCGGCTTGCCCTTGTTGAGCCAACGCATCTGCGCCGGCAGTATTGCCTGCTGCCGCTGCCGCTTGTGCGTAGGCTCGTTCGTCTGGATAATTAGCTGGATCTATTTTACTCATTGCCGCACTTTGCGTTCCACGAACATCTATATTAATTGCTTTAGATGCCGCAGGAGCAGGTGCCGGTGTTGCTGGTGCAGCCGCTGGTGCTGCCGGAGGTGGAGAATCCCACTTGGGATCCATATTATCAAACTTAGCGGGCTGTTTGGCCAGCCATGCTAGATACTGCTGTGCCAATGTTTTGTACTGTGAGGGATCAGTGCCAAATGCTCCCAGCTGGCTACGACCCTTGATAACTGTGTTGGGATCTTCTCCAGCCAACACCCGTTCAACTGCGGCAGGATTCAAGTTGGCTGGCATAAGGCGTCCATCTGCTGTTTTGGGGCGAGTTACAACCCATGCATTATATGCTTGATCCGCTTGATCCTTGGCTTGTTGCATGGCTTGATGTCTGGGATCCACAGGTGCGTTGGGATCATGTGGCTTGGGTTGAATTGCGCCTGACGTAGTACCATCTGGATTCATTGTGACTCTTTCTGCCAGTATGTCCATGTAACGGCGTAGTATGTTGGGTGTGCTCATGATTATCTACTTACCAACTGCATGATTCTAGCTAGGCTATCGGCATGTGCATCAGAGTGTCCACTAATAGGACTAACATGTGCTTCTGGCTCATGCATTTGTGGTTGCGGCATAACTCCTGCCAATTTTAAGACATGTTGTTGTTCATGATGATTTGCTTCGTCACTTGGATCTTTCATGTCAATGAACTTTAATACTTTAATCAAGTCATCATCGCTAGCGTCGCCAAACTCACCATCCTCAAAACCTTTTTTAATTTTAATTTTAATGCGCATGCCGCCTAATGGAAAGTTACCTTCGTCTCTGTTGTAAAAACCGCTGATAAATTTTAGCATTGCTGGCAGGCCACCTTCAACCGGCATTTCCATACCAACATCTTGAGGACTCATACCACACTCATCTAATATCTCTTGTATAGTTTTAACACCATAACCAAAGTCTAATTGTGTTTCTAATTTTGCACCAGCCTTGACTGCTTTCTTCATAGCATCTGCCATACCTTGACGTGCTAAGTGTCGTGCTTGACTATAACCCTGACCGTGCTTACCCGGTGTTGTTGGTTTAGACTTTTTCTCTTTAGGATCTACATCCCATGGAGGACTATCATCTGTAGCTTCAGCTACTGGGGCTGGCGGAGGTGCTTCAGCAGGTGGTGCTTCAGCCGGAGGCGCTTCTGGCGCAGGTGCTGGTGGTGCTTCTGGAGGTGGTGCTAATGGAGCAGGTGCTTCTGGTGCAGGTGTTGAATTATCTTCACCACTAAAATTTAACTGCATTGATAGTTCAGGATCTTTTTGTAAAATAAACTGTTGTACTAATGGACGTATATCTAACTCTGGATCAATATCTTGCAATGATTGTAAAAATTCAGGATCATCAATTAATCCTTTAAGGCTTTGTATAGCATTGATGCCTTGCGGGCCGCCCATCAACGGTTGCGATAAAATTTTGTTTAATTGTTTAATTGCTGTTTGTTGTGCTGACTTATTAGGACTGAATAATTCGTCTTTATCTTCTCGAACAATATCATTTAAGAATGACTCATACTGATCTTCTGGCTGGATCGCCTCTGGGATACCTCTAGGCATAATTAGATGAAATCCTGAAGAAAAATGATCGTAATATTCTTTTGGAAGTCCTAACTTGGACATGCTAAAATCTACAATACGAGGATCTGCTGGATTGTGTTTAGCAATCTTACCTAGCTCCACGCCGTGGTTAAAGGCTTTGATAGCAATTGGATCCATTCCAGCGTGGTTGGTTAAAGTTTTGGCTGTTGACGTGGCAGCAGGAGCCATTTTTTGTGCGGCTTTACCAAGACCTAGCAATAAAGGATTTTCAGCTAATAAATCATCGGCACCAATTTCTAATACATCTAATTCTGACTCGTCAACAAACTTATAGATATATGGAAATACTGCTTTTAGTTCTTCGTTGAATGTACGAATGGTTAAGCGATCAATTAGGTCATTTGCAATTTCTTCGGGAATCATTTGTTCTTCTTGAGCTTCAAATGTTTCTACAAATGATTGGTAATATGCTGGACGTTGTAGTTTGTGAATAGTTTCTTTAATTTGTTCAATGCGTTGTAGTACACGATCAGTAACACTGCTCATTGCTTCGCTAACTTGTTCTTGGCGATTAACATAACCTTTGAACTTGCGTAGGCTTGCTAATTCTTCACTTAGACTGCAAATATGTTTGCCAATTGGATCGTATGGATTACCGCCTGCTTTGATGTGTTCTGCTAATGCACGAGCACCATTTAAATGCTTTGCTGGGTAACGGAATCTCTCGCCTTGTGCGTTTTCGATGTAAATGCTATCAATGTGCATTGTACGTCCGGCGGCAAGTTCCATATTGATTGGCTGTGTGTGCTTAACAACTAGTCTAGCATTTTCGCCTAAATCTTGATAACTCATACGGGCGTTACCGTACATCTTGTTTTCCATAATTGCGGGCATGGCAGTTTCCTTACGTTTGGCCTGAAACTCGTAGTCTCGTTTATCTAAGTTACTCTTACCGATGTTTTGCACATCGAAGTTTAATAATCTGTCTTTTGCAAATGATCTAAAGCCGCGGATAAACTTGTACGCACTGTGGTGAGTTGTATTGCTGTTATCGTTGACTAAATCTCCGCTAACTTGTAGCACAATTCCGTCTTGTGCGTCAAGGGTAATAGCAATAGTGCCTAATGATTCACCGTTTTCTTCGTATTCGAACTCAAAGAATCGAGCATTAGGAATATCTTCCTTTTTACTTAGTACACCGGCATTTTCGTCCCCCATTTGGATATTAGGGAAGCGGGTTTGTATTTTACCGTAAAGGTCTTGGGCAATCTTATCTAAATTTGCATTCATGTTGTATTTATCACTAATTACTGGAAATGAATATTGGTAGCGGAGCTTCCCAATCATCGTCTAATTGGCCTTCTATACTGAGTTTATCAAATACAGCCGGATCCCAATCTGCTAAAATTACAGTCATACGCACAATCAGTAGTAGCGCACTGACTAAGTCATCGTGTTGCCCTTCTTTAGCTTTAAAGGTTACACCTGCCGCAATGAATGTTTTAAGTTCACTTATCAGCATTTTACTGTGTACAATCATCTTGTTTTCTTCAATAAAGTACTTTAATCTACTGCAAGCTGAAATCTTGTTACCGTGTGTAGTATTGAACCCTTTACGGAATTTACGTACATGCCCCTTGCGTACTGGCTCGCTTAAGAATAATCCAGGGAATGTTTCTTCACCCAAGTTAGCAATAACTACTAGGGCGGCTTCTCCTAAGGTATTATTTTCTACTGACCAATAAATGTTATTACTAAATTCGTATCCAATCTCTTCTTGTATGTACTTTACAACGTCTCGAAAAATCCTAACTTGATCTTGCACAATAGTTAGATTATGTTGCCACTCAGCACATTGTATCATGCTAGGCAATTCAAATACTTGAATACCTGCATAATCTCCACCTGTACCTAAACTAGGATCTAATCCCACAAGATAAGTGTTGCCCGGCGTGGGCTTTTTATACCACCGCACTTGCCCCATCTTAAAGGCAGGTTCTTTGCCTAACATGTCTGTTAGTTTAAGCGAACTAATTAATGTTTCATCATAAATTAAAAACTCGCATCCGTATTCTCGGCGGAAACGTTCTTCGCCAATTCGACCCATTTCAACAGCTTTCCATGCTTCGTCACGATCTGGATGTTCATTCCACTCTGCACGGAATCCATGAAATCCATTTCGTCCTAAGTCATCAGTTCGTTCATTTCCATGTGTATCAAATTTATCTTGTGACTCTTTCCAGATAATAGCAAATGTATCTTCGTCACTGTTAGGTGTTGAAGTTAAAATTGCTCTACCACCAGTTGCTAGTGTTGGGCTTATTGACGTCCAAAATTCTTCAGCAATATTAGGTTGCACAAATGCAAACTCATCGCAATAAAGAAGTGATATGGACATACCACGACCAGTGTTACCAGTAGTGGTAGCAGAAACAATACGTGATCCATTGTCAAACTCCATTGAGCCTTTATTATAGCTCGTTACACCACATCGTATGTGATCAGGGCACAATTCATATCCATAACGGATACGTGCCATAATTTCCTGTGCGCCTGTGTATTTGTGTGCGGCAACTAGAATAGTTTGATCTGGGTGGAACATGGCAAACCATAACAAGTATGCTGATGCACACGTTGTTTTACCACTTTGACGTGGTAGCATGTTAATATTAAATCGGAAATCGTGATAACTTGATAATAACCCTTCCTGATATTCATACGGCTGGAATAACAACTTTCCTTTCACAGGATGCTGAATATAGAAAAAGTTTTGAGAAAAGTGTAAGTATCCGTTAGTAGGATCGGAGCATTTTAACAAGTCTGTTATTTGCTCTTCGTTAAACTTTTCTTTTGTATGCGCCTTTTTTACTAAGACGCCTTCTAATGATTTTGCCATAACTTTATTTACACAAAAAAAGGGCTCCGAAGAGCCCTTTTTGATACTGCTGACGAAATCTTATTTCTTTGGTGCTGGAAATGTTCGTTGATCAAGCGGTGTTTTAAAGTCAGCACTTGCACGTTTATCACCTTTAAGTAACTGGTCACTCAGCATTCTAGTAAAAGTTTCAATTTCACTTGTACTATGTGATTTTGGATCTAATTGGTATCCAATTGTGCCGTCTTGCAATCCTTTTATCACTTTAGCAACATCTTTCTGTGTATAAGGACCGTTTTGGGCAAGGACGCCTTTTAATTTTGCTCTGTTTACAGCCATGTTAATACCTTGGGCATAAATTGTTGGATTACCCACGGCAGCTGGGATAGTGTCCATGCCAGCTTGTTCTACTTGTGTAGTGTATACTCCACACCAATCAAATTTTTCACATCCTGCCGCACGAGCCGCCGCAAATGCTTTATTAAAACTAGGCATGTATTTAATTTTAGCTAGTGTATCGGGATCGCAAGGTTTTTTCTTATCAGGAACAATTTCTGGTTCACGAATTTGTGGTTGAAAAACTTCTGGTTCTTTTTCTGGAGCTGGAGCAACCTCCGGTGCTGGAGCAACCTCCGGTGCTGGAGCAACTTCCGGTGCTGGTTCAACTGCCGGAGCAACAACTTCCGGTGCAACTTCTGGTTTTACAATTGGAACTTTTTTAGCATTCCAGTATTCACCAAACTGTGTTTGAATCATTTGTTTGCTACCGTCGCCAAGTGGAGTAGTACCGTCAGCGGGTACCCACATAAAACCTGGATTTTTAGGATCTTCTTGGCCGTAGGCTAATTCGTTAAGTTGTTGTATGCTTTCTAGTTTATTAACTAGTGCGCGATATTGTTCTGCGTTCATTATTTTTTCTCCGCAGGCTTAACTACGTTTGTGCCGCCTAATCTACTCCAGTTGTCCTGGGGTTTTTCCATACCGGCTTGTTTAGTAGTATTTGCTAGTTTAGTTCCGTATGTCATGCAAAAACGAAATTTCTTTCCTGGGCCTAACTGTTTTAGCGCAATTTGTTTTGCTTGAGCTAGTGTTCCTGCTTTAATTTCTGGAATCTTATCATTAGGTTTATATTTGTCAGGATTTACAGTTGCCGCAGAA